TGGAAACACACGATTATAAGAATGTTTATTACTCGGCAATAATTTGCTCGGTCTTAATATAAGCAATTAGGTTCGAATCCTAACTCATCTAATTAATTAGTATTTTATTTGAATGAAATATTCCCCTTAATATTAAGGGGATTTTGCGTTAATATAAGGAGGTTGAATTGGGAACTTTATCGTCAACTATTTTTGACTTTTTTTTGACTAATGTTAATGATTATCGCCTGACAAATATATACACTACGTCAGGATCTCTTGTGTTAGACATCTACTTAGAACCTTTTTTGCTCAATAGTATTGTTGAGTTCTATGAATGTAATCAAGATTTATCTTATACTGTTGCAGGAAGTACAATAGAGGGATCATTTGATGTAGATCTTTCAACAGAGAATCAATTGATGTTATCTCATATAATGATGCGGTACTACATGGGCAAGGAAGTAGCGGATATTCTTCAACTTAGGAATGCGCTCCAGGACAGGGATTTTAAAACCTATTCTCAAGCAAACAATCTTAAAGAAAAAAGAGATTATTATAATTCAATAAAAGAAGATATTTCTCAAAGACTGAATGATTATTCATATCGTAAAAATAATTGGGACTCGTGGCGCAACCAAATTTTTTACAGTTAGTTTTATATGTTAGAAAAGAGATAAAATAGTTCTAATTAGCTATTAGGATGAAAGAGAAACCTCCTCATTTTTATCTCTTATCTTTAGAGGTTGAGGAAAAAAATGAAAAAAATTAATTTAAATTGTGGTATTTATCAAATAAGAAATATTTTGACTAGGGTTTGTTATACAGGGCAGAGCATTGAATTAAAAGGTAGAAAAAGCCATCATTGGAGTGGGCTAAGAAGAAATAGCGGTAAAGAAAATCCCCACCTTCAAAATTCATATAATAAGCATGGAAAAGATTTTTTTGTTTTTGAAATATTAATATATTGTTTACCAGAAGATTTAACTTACTATGAACAAATGTTTGATGATATAGATAAAGAACATGGATTATCTTATAATATTCGTCCATGTGTAGATAGTAATAAGGGGTTTCATCATTCTGAAGAAACTAAAGCACAAATATCTAGAAATAGTGCAACAAAATTCGGAAAAGAAAATCCTAATTATGGAATATGTCGAACAGAAGAAATAAAGGAAAAAATATCTAAAGCTATGCAAGGAAAAAATATGGGCAGCAATAATCCCATGTATCATAAACACGGGATATATCATCCCAATATTACATCGGAAGATACAATAATACAGATAGTCAATATGTTGAATGATAATGTTTTTCAAAAAGATATTTCTAAAAAACTAGGTATTGATTTAGGTATAATTCAAAGAACTAAAGCAGGTTTTTATGACGATTTTTATGATTTACCAAAAGCAGAATGGACTATTGGGACAAAAAAGGGCAAGGATCATCATAGTTATGGCATCAAACGTTCTCTGGAAACAAAACGAAAAATAAGCGAGGCACAAAAAGGAAAAAATAACCACCGTATAATTAAAAAAGAAATTATTTTAAAAATAATGAGAATGCTCGATGATGGAATATTCCAAAAAGATATTGCAAAAAAGTTAAATATCAGCATAGGGACTATCCGAAAAGTTAAAATCGGATTTTATAATGAGATATATAATATTTCACCAAAAAAATGGATTAGTGTGTATCAAAATGGCATAAATAACTCTAATATTATAAGAAAGGATATTGTTTTAAAAATAATTGGTATGCTGAATGCTGGAAATTCCCAAAAAAACATAATAAAAAATATGGGTATTTGTGCACAGACTGTTCGTAGGGTTAAAGACGGGTGGTACAATGATATTTATGATTTACCGAAGCAAAAATGGGCAAAAACTTCTTTAGTTTCTAAAAAAACAGTACGGCAGATTATAAATCTTTTAAATAAAAAATTGTCTGGTTTGAAAATTGCCAAAATACTTGGGACGGGATTGACGACTGTTTATAAGGTTAGAGATGGATGGTATAATGATATTTATAATTTACCCAAACAAAAATGGGACATATCTTATGGAAAGGTCATAAAGAAAAATACTGTATTAAAAGCAAAAGAATTGTTGCGCAAAGGTATATATGGAACAAAAATAGCCGAACAACTAAAAGTTAGCAGAAATACGGTTCGTAAAATCAAAAATGGATTTTACGACGAGAGATATAATTTATAAAAACTGAAGATAAACAGGAGGTATTATGTCTTATAAGTACCTTACCTCCGCGTCAGCTACAACTTTTCAAACTCCAAAAGAAAGTTTTTTGGCTGATTTTCAAGCAAATGTTGATGCCGAATTTTCAGTAGCTGCCGATATATACACAATAACAGAGGAACTTCCTTTTGCATCGGGTTCATATATAGATGTAAATGTTAGAATTAATAGCGCAATTAATAGTGAAACTGGACGCAATAGGGGCGATGATTGGAAAAAGGTAATATTCCAAGATTTATCACACGATACAAATATTGGCTATAAGTATTTATTTGATGATAATTATTTTATATGTGTAAATAGCGAAATTAAGAAAAACTTTGCTTCTTCCATTACTGTTCGACGTTGCAATAACACTCTTCGATGGGTTGATACCAATGGGAATAACTTGTCGTCACACTGTATTATAGATTATTCAATCAAAAGGCCTTCTGATAGTGTCGGGAGAAGTGCACCAGTTACTTCTGAAGGATTTATTGTCGTATATACACAACTAAATGATGATACAAAAACAATTGTGCCAGGTCAAAGATTTTTGTTTGGAAATAGTGATAACTGGCAAACTTTCAAAATTTTCGGTAACGGAATAAGATCATTCTTAAATCAAGATACAGAAGATAATGATTCTTGTAAGTTACTCATGTTAGAAATGGGTGCTAACGCAGTTAATAATGATACTGACGACGTAATTAATGGTATCGCAGATACGTATAAAAATGTCTATGAACTTACTTTGACTCCTTCTTCAATATCTGGTTCCGTTGGAGATACTTTCCAAATTTCAGCTAATCTTGAAATTAATGATATTTCTACAACCAAGGATTTAACATATGCAAGTAGCGCTAGCAGTATTGCTACTGTGTCAGGATCAGGTGGGGTTATATTGACTGCAAATGGAAGTACGGATATATCTGTATACATGACAGACAATACTTCTGCTTCAGCGGTTTGTTCCGTGGTCGTGTCAGCAAGTACTGTGGCACCTTATGAGATAAGAGTTTCACCTGCCGATGATACAATACTAGAAGGGCTGACAACAACGTTTACTGTTTACGGGTATGTTGGCGGAGTACAACAAGCGGATGTTTATTTGTTTACTTTGGCAAATTCCAATGTGCCAGGAGCAAATTATATTCTGAGCACTGTTGATGATAATAGTTTTTCGGTACAGAACGTAGAAATGTACTTAGCTTACCCGCTAATAATTTCTGCTGTTAGCGGTAGTTACACAGAAGATATTTCTATTGATTTACGTGGGGCTTGGTAAAAATATAAAATGTTTGAATTATAAAGAGATAGATCAGATTAATTACCTGATTGATAAGATGGACTTTCACATTTTCTCTTTATAATAAAATTAATGAAAGACATGAAAGGAAGTAATGAAAAATATAAATTTGAATTGTGGAGTTTATCAAATAAGAAATATTGTGACAAGATTTTGTTATGCTGGGCAAAGTATTGATTTGAAAGATAGAGAAAGACATCATTGGGGAAAATTAAAAAATAATAAACATAAAAATTCCCACCTACAAAACTCTTATAATAAACACGGAAGAGAATTTTTTATTTTTGAGATCTTGATTTATTGTTTACCAGAAGAATTAACTTATTATGAACAGTTGTTTTGTGATGTAGATAAGGCACATGGATTATCATATAATATAAGAGAATGTGTTGATAGTAACAAAGGACTGAAATGTTCTTCAGAAACAAAAAAGAAAATAGGCAATGCTAATAAAGGTAAAAATGGTTATTGGTGGGGAAAACATCTCCCGCTAGAGACACGTAAAAAAATAAGCAAAGCACAAGCGGGTGAAAAAAATCATAATTTTGGAAAATATCATTCCAAAAAAACGCGCGAAAAAATGTCTGAAAATCATACGTGCCAAAAAGGAAAAAATAACAATATGTTTGGGAGAATAGGAGAAAATAATCCTAGATTTGGAACACATCATTCAGAAGAAACGGTTGAAAAAATACGAATAGCTAATAGTAATCCATCAGAAGAAACACGCAAAAAAATGAGAGATGCATGGAAAAAGAGATTACCTATAACAAATGAGACGAAGAAAAAAATGAGCGAGTCTCATAAAGGGATCCATCATTCTTTTGACACAATAGAAAAAATGAAAAGAAATAGTTTCAATAGAATAAAAAAAGAAGTGGTAATTGAAGTTTTGAAGCTTTTAAACGAAGGAGTGTTACAAGTCAAGATTGCTAAAAAATTAAAGATTGGTAGGAGCACAGTTCATAAAGTAAAAAATGGTGGATATGACGATATTTATGATTTAAAGACTTAAGGAGATAATAATGTCAATTGATAATTCGGCAGATAGCTATAATAAATATTCCGACTTTCCTCTTCTTGGCTACAATTGTATTGCACATCTTGTTCAAGATACAAACATAGAACTTCTCTGGAAATTATTATTTTATAATGACCGTGATGCGTGGAAAGAAGATGTATCTCATCCTAATTTAACAAGGGCACAAAAGGGCGCCTTAATTTATGAGGGATCTCTTGACGAAACAAACTATAGAGTTTTTTTGGATTTTGGAATTTCTGACCCCTGGAATGTTCAGTCTAGCCAAGTCAGAATTTCGCCAATCTTACTTGAGCCCACAAATCATATTGTAGGAAAAATTATAATGGCTTTAGAGGTTTATTCTCATTTCAAAATCAATACTCTAAGTAATTATCAAACAAGAACAGATACTATAACTCAACAATTGATATTATCGTTAAATGGCGCCGATATATCAGGAATTGGAAAATTATATTTTAATAGAAAAGCGAGTCGTCAATGTGGAGCAAGTATTATTGGCACAATTCCATGGAAAGGACGCAGAATTCTAATGGGAAATAATATAATATGAACAAAAAATTATCAGAAATCTATAATAAAAATAATGATACTTGGGGCGAGCCTCAAAAATATAAAAATACATTATTTTATCCATTAAAAATATCAAAAGGTAAATATATAAGATTATTCAATAAATTACTTTCATATCCACAAATAGCAGTATCATTAA